TTTCTTGTAGTAATGATTGGGAATTATTTTCTGCCCCCGCAGAATATGGCACTGATATCTGGTCTACTACGCCAGTTGTCACTGCTGAGAATAAAGAGTTGGTTCCCTCTGGTATTTCAACAGGGTACCAAAGGTGATACTGCTTACCAGTATTGCTATCTACTCCTGTGTAGGAAAGATTGTTGTAATTGGCATTAGTTATTGTGCCATTTCTTGTTGTGCTTACTCCATATATTTTCATACTAATTCCGTCCATTGAATTGTTACTATAAATCTCACATCTGAGTCATTGCTTCCATAATTATCAAGGCTTGTATTAGGTGCATAGACAACACATGGATAGTTAGGGTAAGTAAATATGTCGCTTCTTAATGTTGAAGTTAAGGTTGCATATGCATACATACCTCTTGTGGCTGCAGACAGGGTTAGTCCTCTGGTATTTATGTCTACCTCTCTCATTGTTGTAGGGGAAGAAGAAACCATTGAAGGATATGAACCTACCCTGAGAGATTTAGCATTTGTATTACCTATGCTGTTATTTAACCAGTATCTAAGTTCAACATTTGTAATTGTGTAGTCTGCCCCACCTGATACTTGTTTTGCTTTGGTATCAAATGTATTCCAGTCATAATGGAATGCGTGATGTTGTTTACCATTAGTGCTATCAAATTGACCAAAGAAGAATGGTTCTGTTGTTGTTCTTCTACCACCATCAGTCTGTGTTGAAACTACTCCCAATGTATCTCTGTAAGATGCTTGCCATTGCATAGCAACATCTCCCTGCCAACCAACAAGAACTATTCCTGTCCTTGTTACAGGCTGTGCCTGATAAGCATCCCAAACTTCAATAGTTACATATCCACCTGATGCAAGTCTTTGTCCACCTGTAGGGCTTTGTGATGCAACTGTTCCTGCTGTTGCTTGTCCATTAGATGTTTGTGCTTTCCTGGTTACAGTCCAGTTTAGTCCTGCAAGATTAATATTTGATTTAGCATTAGTCTCAGTCTGTCCTACAACATTTGGAACTATAGGTCTTGAATCTGTGTAAAGGCCATAGTTAATTGAACCTGCTTGTTGTTGAGTGCCTTGTGTAGGTGATTGTGTTGCAACCTTTCCATGAAGCCCAGTGTTCTCTGTTCCAGTTCCTGCTAATGAATTGCTACCCCATGTAAAGTTAGAATCAATTGAGCCTGTTGAAGGAAATCCATTCCGAATGTCTGGAACTGTATAAGTTGGGAAAGGAGCATACAAACGCAAACTAATGCTTGTTCCTACTGGAACCACGCCAATATGAGATTGAGTATTGGGTACAACTTTGTACTGTAGGTTTGTATCATTTGTATAGTCACTTTGTTGTACTGCTGCAAGAGTAATGCTTACTTCATTATTCACTGATGCCAACCAAGAATTGATTTGAGCCATTGTATATAAATCAAAGTCAGGAACAGTAACAGTGGTGTTACCAATATAAACTCTGTATTTAATTGTTTGGCCCTCTGGAACTTCAGTGCCTGCAGCGTAGTTCTGAGAATTGGGAACGACTCTTCCTTCATCTGCAATTACTGTAGTTTCTACTGGAGGCAATGAATCTCCGTCTCCATAAAGTTGAATTGCAGACAAGGTTGCGTTTGCATCAGCAACTAATGGCTTGTTGTTTAGGTCTGGAACAACTCTTAATGAATAATCCCAGACTTCATAATTAACATTTGAGTCAACTTCTGCTTGTGTATTTGCTGCAGGGAACTGGGACTTAACCTTCTCATTTAAACTTGCGTTAGAGGTTGCCTGGACTGTTCTGGTACCTGGATTTAAGTTTGCTGCATTTAATTGGTCAAATACAGTTGTTTCATTATCTCCAACAAGGTCTGGGACAGTTGTATATGCCTTTTGCACCCACATGTCATAGGTAACTTCTGTATCTGTATCAACAACAACATTTGCTGCTGGGTACTGGCTACCTACAATGACTCTACCTATTAGGTTGTTGTCATAGGTTTCATCAGTACCTATGTTAGTACTCACACGAAGATTAGCATTTGTAATTGCTGTATTTGCTGCTGTAACCAAGAGGTTATCTAAGTTAGGAACTGTAGTTGTTGGTTGAACAAAGTTATATAGTTTAAATACAACTTGGCTACCTTCTGCTAATGATTGTCCTGATGCAGGTATTTGAGAATCAATAACTACCTTGTCATCTCTTGTGGCATCTGATGTTGTTTCATACTCTGTAACAGCATAGGTAAATGACAGTGGGTCTAAGAGTGCTTCTACTTCCTGCAGTGTCTTTAAATCTAAGTCTGGTACTGGATGAGTAACAGGAGGAGGTGGAGGTGGAGGTGTTGGTGCATCTACAGACCACTTTACAATCTGTGAATCATCTTTGTCTGAGACAGAACCAGGTAGCCAAGAAGAAGAAGTTCTAACCTTAAACTTCAATCCTGCTTTCCATTGTGTGCCATTCCAGACCTTTAGAGCCTTAGCACTTGACCACTCAGTTCCATCCCAGACTTTATGCATTTGTTATGACCACCTAATAGGTGCAATATTCATGTATGGGTTAGTTACAGATACTGTTCCTGTTCCTAACTTTCTTGCTACAGGGGTTACTTCTGTTGTACCCGCATTAAAAATTGCATAGAAATCATTTGATACAGAGTTCCTACCTGATACATAAGAGACACAAGAGTCTGCTACTCCTACTGCTCTGGTTGTTGCACCTGATAGTTGGACTCCATAAGTCACACCTGCATCAGTTGCTCCTATTGGTTCTGTAACACCATAGGAAATATGGACCCATGCTGGTTCTGTTAGAACAACAGACTGTCCATTTAAGTTTGATAATGCTTGGAAGGCTGCTGTGTTTGTAACAGTCTCGCTTCCCTCGTAAAAATGCTTGACAGGATTGGGTAATACAGCATCTGTATCAAACCAAATCTGTCCTACTTGTGGTGCAGTTGGTGCTGCTGCTTGTACTACAGCAAGACCACCTACAGAACCCCATGACCCATCAGACTTCTTAATATAGAAAGCACTGTCTGCTTCTACATAGGCTGCGTTAACTGATGATGATAAACCTGATAGTTCTGCAAAAGAATCTACCTGAATAACACCATTGTCCTGTAGGTCAAGGAGTTGCTCTGCTGTTAGAACTTGTCCATCAGCGAAGTCAATATATCTAATTGTCATATGAATTTACTCCTTGGAAACAATATAAATTTTACCTTCCAGGAATTGTCACCAGCATTAATCTCATGTTGGATACCAATAATGGTTAGTTGTTCCTCGTAGGTAAAATTCTCTGTGTAATGTTTTACATTAACTCTGTCTAATATTTCTGCTGATGCCGCTTTTTGTAAGGACTTCTTTGCATCCCATTCAATAGAATTTACAAGAGGAGTTGGCTTCTTCCACTTCTCTAAGATAGATGTAGCCCACGATACATAAACATCTTCGCCATCTTGCACATTGAAGTTAGTCTTGGCATTCAAAGCATTTGTGCCATATCTGTTAATCATGGCTTGTTTTCTTTTAATTGTAAGAGGTTCTACTTTAACTTCTTCTACTGTCTTAAATGCTCCAGGCGTATAGAAGTCACCCTCACTAAATCCTTCAGGTACAGCATCTGGGTCCCATTCTGATTTATAGACACCATATTCATTATTGGCCTGTACCTCATTAATAGTGCTACTTACTGAATAATCAATTCCAATGTTTTTATATCCAAACTTTGTAGGGTCAGTGTTATCAAAACTCATTAGCAAGGTACCTGTAGGTATTGCACCTGATGCATAGCAATTAAGAACATTGTCCTTGCCATAATAAATCAGGGCACCTTCTGTATCAGAGGCCAAAACCAAGGCTTCCCATAGAGTCTTTTGGTCTCTCCAATAGCCATGCTTTGTTGTTCCTCCACCAACTACATTTCTCTGCCACACCTGATAGTCCTGCTTCTTGGCATTGGTGAATAAGGTTTCAATTCTGTTTGTCCAATTCTGTGTTCCATGAGTCTGGATATCATTTAATTCTGTTGTGGCCTGTTGCAATTCTGAAATAGGGTCCATTACATCAAAGGTAATTAATGGCTTGTCTTTATCACTTCTATAGTCAACTGCAAGGTTATTGATTCTTCCTTGGAAGATTACTTCATTCCCTCGCTTTAATCGCACCTTACTCTTAGGCTCCATAAACCTGTTGTAGTTAGGGTCAAATGATTTGTTAATAGTTCTAATATGCATTACACCTACTGAAGGTATTGGTAGTGGCAGGGCACCTGTATAACTATCTACTCCCCTCTTAATACTTATAGAGAGGATGCCTTCTTTCATATCCTGCCATTCAAACTGCAGGTCATTCTGTAAATCTAAATCTGATGCTATTGGTGCACCATTCTCACCATCACCAGGAGCGTTCTCACCAATTACAAATAAGCCATCTATCCTGGTTCTTAATTCAATGCTAAATTCATCTTGTATTTTCATCTGCCATTAACACCTTGATACTTATCCAATGCAGCAGAAACAACTCTGCCAAGTTCATATGGGTCAGTACCAACACCAGCGTTAATGGTTACATTGTTTACTACACTGCCCCTTGATGATGCAGAACCTGCAAAGGCAAATGATGGTTGCATATCAAGACCATTCAAAGCCCTCATAGCCAAGCCTGTATTCCTGTTGATACCAATTGATAATCCCTGCATTAAGTTCTTTCCATACCCTGCAAATACCTTGGATGGAGAACCAATTCCAAATAGTTTCTTTACAGTTCCTAAAACATTATTCTTAAAGAAGCCACTTATCTTGTCTTTAATCCATTGACCCATATCTTTAATACCATTCCAGATACCCATGATTAGGTCTTTACCTGATTGAACAAGTCTTCCAGGCCATGTCTTTACTTCTTCATACACTTTACTAAACAGTGTCTTGAGTGCCCCTAAGAACTTTGTAACAACTCCACCTACTACATCTGCTACCTTGCTAAATGCTTCCTTAATCTCATCCCATTTGCGTACAACAATAATGATGATTGCTATCAGGGCTGCTATTGCTGTTATAACTAAGCCAATTGGATTGAGATTCATGACTATGTTCAAGGCTATATTTGCCAGAGTCAATCCTTGCACAGCCTTTGTCCATTTTAAAATTGGAATAATTATCTTGGCAGCAAGTAATGCTCCTCCTATTACTAAGAGTAAATCTTTCATGATTAGGAAGTTATCATTAACCTTGACAATGCCGTTCTCATCTTCATCTGTAAAGAAATCAAACAGTTTCTCAAATGCTTTGAGTAGTGGGGTTACAGCCTTCTCTTTCAATTCGCTTACAGTAAATGAAAGTTTCTCCCATGGAGTTGTAAGTCTCTGTGCCTTCTTTATATTCTCTTCAGATAGGATAATGCTTAGTAAATATTCAAGGCCCTTTCCTGCTTTCTGAGCCTCATCAAATGCCTTCTGTTGTTCTTTCGTTAATTCAATTCCTAATCCCTGAATCTCAGCAACTGTGAGTTTTCCATCCTTTAGGGCTTTAACAAGTTTGGCACTTATCTCTTCTAATGGCTTGTTTGTTATCTTAGATAAAACAATTGCTGCTTCTGCAAATTCATCTGCAAGTGGGTCAAGTTCTGCTTTGAGAGAGCCTCGTAGTTTTAAAACCAGGGCTGCTATCTCACCATCATCTACAAAGAAAATCTTAGATAGGTTTCCTATCTTGTCTGATATGGCTTTGAAATCTGCTCCATATAGTTCTTCAAGGGCTGCAAAGGCTTTCTCTTCTGCTGCAAGGTCTTTGATTGCATTCTTGATTTCATTGACTCCAACAGTCAAACCAATTGCTGCACCTAATCTTTTGAAGCCTGCAATGATTGAGTTGGCAGAATTATTTAACTTACCAAGTTGGTTATTGGTTTCATTAACACCATTAACCAAGCCTCTGGTATTGGCAAGAATATCAATTGTTATTGTATTAGCCATTCTTCTTCCTCAACCCCCTTGCTATGTACTCAATTTCTTGTCGTTCCATCTCCCAAAACTGTTGTGGTGTATATCCTGTGGCTGCACAGAATTCACCCATTAGTTCTAAGAGACCTTCACTTTTGGGACTTCTTCTCCAATGATTCCTTGCATTTCATCAAGGGTCATGTTTTCTACTTCTTCCCAAGTAAGTTCTGGTTTATCTTTCTTAGCCATTACATAAGTAATAGCCATAGTAAGTTTTACCTTTGGACAGGTTTCCCATTCATCCATGTTGTATCCTGAAAGAGTTTCTATCTCTGATAGTTCTTTCATCTTTAAATTGTTAATCATTATCTGCCTCCAATATATTTTCTACTTAAGTCCATTAAGTTTTGTGTGTACTGCTCTTTTGTATAATCTCTTTCATCCCATGCTGCCCTGCGTAAAAATGGTTGAGCCTGTATTCCTCTTAGAGGCCATCCATATTCTTGGACTCCTGCATAAGGAACTGCTGCCCCTCCTGCTTTGATTTGAACTCTTGCTGAAGCACGATTTGGTCTAATGCTTCTCTGCAGATTTCCTGTTAGGAGTGGAGCAGTGGCTTTGGCTGTTGTAGCAACTTTCATACCAATGTTTGCATTGGCATTCTTCAAGTCATCAATGGCACCTTCATATTGTTTGAAGGACCTAACTACTTCATTTACGCCTTTTACCTTTACAGTAAAGTTTGCCACTGCCCAACATCCTTAAGCAGTTACTTTGGCTGGCTTGCCATCAAGAATGATGGTTACATCCCATACAAAGTATTCGCCTGCAGTGCCACCCAATACTGGGATAACTTCTGCATAGCCTGATGCTGTGAATTTTGGTTGTGAAGCAGTTGGTGTTGCGTTTCCATGAGGTGTGAACTCAAGAGCAATTGTTGCTCCTGGAGCATCAAACAACTTAGACCATAGGCTGTTAGCAGCATAATCCTGGAACCCTTCAATCTGGCAGCGATATTCAAGATTATCTGCAT